GCCGCCCAATGATACTCTGAGAGGCAACATGGCCCTATTTTCACGACGTAAGCCGGTCGAGGAACGCGCTAGCGAATTCCCATTTGTGTTGCCGACCGGCAACTACCTGCAGCCGTTGCAAGGCCCGTTGCACATCTCGAGTGCAACCAGCCTCGGCATCCCCGCGCTGTGGCGTTGCACCCAACTGATTTCGGACACCATCGGATCGTTGCCGCTGGTCGCGTTTCGTGACGGCACCCGCCTCACCCCGAACCCGTCAATTTTGGCGCAACCTGATCGCATGTCCACGCGTGTTGACATGCTGTCATCAACCGTCGCCTCATTGCTGATTGACGGCAACGCGTTTTGGTTGCTCGGTGACCGTGACGCGCTCGGCTACCCACGGCAGGCCGTCCTGCTCGCCACCGACGCGGTACAAATCCGCACCGACGGGCCAACCGTCTACTACCAGGTCGCAGGGCAGGTGTATGACCAAGAGGACGTGCTCCACATTCGTGGCCTAACAATGCCAGGCAGCGTGCGCGGCATGTCCATCATTGAGCACCACAAGCGCACATTGGGTATTGCGATTGCTGGCGAGGACTGCGCATCAGAACTCTACAACGCTGGCGGGCTGCCCGTCGGCGTGCTCGAGGTTGACGCAGACATCACGCGTGACGAGGCCGACCAACTCAAAGCCGGTTGGACCGAAAAAAACGGTGGCCGCAACCGCACACCAGCCGTCCTAGCAAACGGCATCAGATACAAGCCGCTCAGTTTCAGCGCATCCGACCTTGAGTTGATTGACGCACGCCGCTACTCGGCACAACAAATCTGCACGCTCATGGGTGTGCCACATCACATGATCGGTGTGGCCGGTGCGTCAGGTAACTCACTGACGTACAGCAACGTCACCCAAGATTCAATTCAGTTTGTGCGCTACACGTTGCGGCCGTGGCTGTCCCGCGTCGAGCAGGCCGTATCAACCCTGTTGCCTCGAGGCCAAGAGGCACGGTTTGTGTTGGACGACCTGTTACGCGCCGACACTGTTGACCGGTTCAACGCCTACAAAACTGCGATTGAAGCAGGATTTTTGACCGTGGACGAAGTGCGCATGATGGAGGACCTAACCGACGCAACGACCCCTGACCTGCAGGAGCAAACGAATGGCTGAAATCGTCAACCGGACCGTTGAGGTGGCCGGTTTTGAAATTCGTGAGGACGACGACGGGCACCACCTGGTTGGCATTGTCGCACCGTTTGGCGCGCTGTACGACGCAGGCGCATACCTTGAGCGGTTCAGTCCAACAGCGTTTGACAAAACGATTGCGGAGCGTGGCAGCCGTGTCCCGCTGCTCGAGCAGCACGCTACCGACCGCATGCCAATCGGCCGCGCCGCTCGCTGGGAAAAAACCAACGACGGCCTCATTGCTGATTTTTTGTTGGCTCGCACACAACGCGCCGACGAGGCGCGCAGCCTGGCAATGGACGGATTCGTCACCGGTTTCAGCGTCGGTTTCATCCCGATCCGCACGCAAACATCCGAAATGAACGGCAAACCGTTGCGGACCCGCACCGAGGTTGCGCTTGATCACGTCGGTTTCGTCCGAAATCCTGCGTACGCCGAAGCACAGTTGTTGTCGGTGCGCTCGTACGATCCTGACGACGCGGACCAGGTGCCACGCCTTGCCAAATACCGGCACCTGCTTAGACAACTTGAGGTGGACTGATGGCCAACTATTTTGCGCACACCGCCACCACATCTGCCACCAGAGTGTTGGACGCTGACAGCATCAACCGTGAAGTGTTCATGCAAATCATTGGCAACACCACCGTGTATCTTGGTGACGACGACCAGGTAACAATCAGCAACGGTTTTCCTATTGCGAAACATGAGGCCCCGATCCGTGGGCTGCTCGGCGCAAGTCAGGAACTGTGGTGCATCGTAGAAACCGGCACCGAATCGCTGCGGCTGTTTACCACCGTGGACTAAACACGAAAACAAAACTGGCCTGTGTAACATGATCGGCAGACCGCCGACGATTACGCCGCCACGCGCAATGGCACCTGATTGTCACTGTCAGAACCCAACCCGACTCTGACCAGGAGACAAACCACATGCGACTGCTTGACCAGTTGGTCACCGAGCGTGCCGACATTGCCACTGCCGTTGAGGCCGTGCTCGATCGTGCCGCCGAGGAGACCCGCGACCTGACCGAGGCCGAGGACAAGAACCTCGGAGACCTCACTGCCCGCGCAAAGGATCTTGATGCCCGCATCGCTGACCTGCGCGAAATCCAGATCAGCCACCTCGAGGCCGCCAAGTTGCGCGCCGAGGTTGCCGCCACCGACGAGCCCGAGGAGCCGAAGGCCGTGAACCGCGTTGACGTGAAGTCCGAGCCTCTCACCTACGAGGAGAAGAGCCCGCACTCATTTTTCCGCGACTCGTATGCCGCCGAATTCCTCGGTGACCAGGCCGCGCGCGAGCGCCTGAACCGTCACCAGTCGGAAATGGCCATCGAGCACCGCGACTCGGGATCGTCCAACTTTGCCGGTCTCGTCGTCCCGCAGTACCTCACCGGCCTTGCCGCTCCGTTCCTCCGCGCCGGTCGTAACACGATGGACGTGGCCAACCAGTTGCCGCTGCCCGCCAACGGCCTGACCGTGAACGTGTCGCGCCTCACCACCGGCTCGAGCGCTGCCGCGCAGGATGGCGACAACGGCGCTGTCACCGAAGCCACCCCTGACGACACGCTCCTCACCGTCAACGTCCGCACCTATGCGGGCATGGTGGACGTGTCCCGCCAGGCCATCGAGCGTGGCACTGGTGTTGACGGGCTCCTGTCCGCCGACCTGGTGTCCGCGTACAACTCGGCTGTCAACGCTGACGTGATCAACGGTGCTGGCACCTCCGGTACGCACCTCGGAATCCTCAACACCTCGGGTATTGGTGACGTTGACGCTGACGACGCGTCCCCCACGGCCGTTGAGACCTTCCAGAAGGTCATCAAGGCGATCAGCACCGTCACCGCTGCCCGTTACACGCAGCCTGACGTGATTATCATGCATCCGCGTCGCTGGGCGTACCTCACCGCTGGCCTCGATTCCTCGAACCGTCCGCTGGCCGGTATCCAGGGCAACTCGGGCCAGAACATCGTTGCGCTCGGCAACCCTGGCGCTTACGGCACTGCCGCTGGCGAACTTGCCGGTATTCCCGTCGTCGTTGACGCGGGCATCCCGACGAACCTCGGTGCTGGCACCGACGAGGATGCCATCATCGTGGCCAACCGCGCCGACCTGGTGCTCATGGAGCAGGCCGCCAGCCCGCTCATGCTGCGCTACGAGTCGGTTGGCTCGGGCACCCTCACCACCCGCATGGTGGTGTTCGGGTACAGCGCGTTCACCGCTGGCCGCTACCCAGGCGGCATCTGCAAGGTTCAGGGCACGCTGCTCAGCGCCACGCTCTGACCTAACCCGCGAGTGGCAGCGGCCCTGCACCCCTCCACAGGGCCGCTGCCACACCTCGAGGAGTAACGATGAGCGACAAATACACACAAAACCTGATTGCCAGCGGTGCCGATCCGGTGCTCGTCGGCAAATTTCAGCAGGTGCCCGCACCGCAACCCGCTGCTGAGCCCGCTGAAGCCGCTGAGGAGCCGCCTAAGCCACGCAAGGCTGCTAAGCGCACCACTAAGGCCAAGTAATGGCCTACACGACCACAGCGCTTGTCAAAGCGTCGTTGGGCATCCCGCTCGCAGCGACTGCTGAGGACACTGCCATACAGGCCGCGATTGACGCGGCCGCAGCCCTCATTGATAACTACACCGGCCGCACGTTTGAAACGGTGACCGAGGCGCGCACCTATCTGCCGCGCACCGCATCAATTGTTGACGTTGACGACATTGCCACAGTCAGCGGTTTGGTTATCAAAACCGACGAGGATCAGGATGGCACGTTTGAAACCACGTTGACCGTGATCACGGATTACGTGATCGTCAAAAACGCGGCACCGTTCCGCCAGATCACCAACGTCAATCGTGGCTGGCCGCTGTCACTGTACGGACGGCCAACCATCGAGGTGACCGCAACCTGGGGATACGGCACCAGCGTGCCTGACAACATCAAACAGGCCGCGCTGCTGATGGCTACACGCCTGTTCCAACGCAAAGCCAGCCCGCTCGGATTTCAAGCCGGTGCCATCAGCGAATTTGGACCGGTGCGCATCAGCCGCACTGATCCCGACGTGGCCGCGCTCCTGCAGGGCACCAAACTGTTTGGCGTTGGCTGATGGCCGACTACGGCACCATCAAAACCGCGCTGGCCGCCAACCTTGAGGCATCCGCCAACCTGCTGGTTGTCTACACACAGGTGCCTGACAACTACGTGGCACCGTGCGCAGTGATCGTGCCAGGCGACGACCCTGCCACGTACCATCAGGCGATGAGCGGGCAAGGTTTCACCCGTTTTGAATTCAAAGTGCAAATTTTGCAGCAACGGTTTGACAGCAACTACAGCCTCGAGGCGTTGGACGTGTTCGTCCACGGCCCCGACAGCGTTGACGCGCTGATCCGCGCTGACCGCACCCTGGGAGGTGTCGCAGCCGACAGCGTTTGCATCCGCTGCGCCAATTTGGGCCAAGTGCTCGCAGGTGATGACGTTTTCCTCGGCGCTGAGTTTGACGTTGACGTTATGGTTGCACCATGAACTACAAGGTGACCAGCGACCGTTTGCAGTGGGATGCAGGCCAAATCGTCACCGAGGATGACCTCGACGGCTGTAATATCGAGGCATTGCTCGACGGCGGCCATTTGGCAAAGGCGCGCAATACCAAACCGGACCCCGAAACAACCACTGAGGAGAACCAGTGAGCCAAATCGTTTTGACCGATGCATCGGTCACCGTGAACAGCGTGGACCTGTCTGATCATGTCACCCAGGTCGTGCTGAACTATGAGGTGGATGCCGTCGAGGTGACCGCCATGTCCGATGGCGCGCACAAGTTCACTGGCGGCCTGACCAACGTGTCCGCCACCGTCGATTTCCAGCAGGATTTTGATGCGGCAAGCGTTGACGCGACCATTGAGCCGTTGGTTGGGACGACCACCACGGTGGTCATCAAGCCGACCAGCGCCGCTGTCGGTGCTACGAACCCGACCTACACGCTCACCGGCACCTACGTGGCCAGCCACACGCCGCTCAACGCGTCTGTCGGAGACTTGAGCACCACTTCCGTCGAGTTTCAAGGCGGAACGCTCGCCAGGGCCACGTCGTAACAATGTTTGATTTTGAGGTGACCGTCACCAAGCGTGACGGTTCGGCGGGGACCTACGCGCTGACCTTTGACGCACTCTGCGAGTTTGAGGAAACAGCCAAAGTAGGCGTACCGGTTGCGTTCAACGAATCAAACATCAAACTGGGCCACCTCGCGTTGCTCGGCTGGATCGCAGAAAAAAACAGCGGTGCAACCGTCAAGCCGTTACCGGCCTGGCGCAAAGACATTGCGTCAATCAACGTCGAGGACCGCAGCCCTCCTACATCAGAGGTGGAGTGAGTGACTGGCTGGCATCGCTGGCCATCGCAACACACATTTCACCTCGGGAACTCATGCAAACACCACAGCCCGTTTTGCGGGCCATGTGGGAACAGTTGAGGAAACGCAACCAACGTGGCACAGGGAACATTCGGATTCCGACTGCAGGACCGTAAAGGCCGCGAGGAAATCGAAGGGCTGCGCGAAATTCAACGCGACATGCGCCGCCTCGGTGATGACACCAAAATGGCGATGAAGCCCACGCACCAGCAGGCCGCCGACCTGGTTGCTGAAGGTGCACGCCGACGGGCACCAGTCCGCTCAGGACGGCTGCGTAAATCGATCAAAGGCACCGCAGTGATGACCGGTGGCCGTGTCCGCATCGGCTATGGCGGTGGTGAACCCAGTTTGTATGCGGGCCCAATCCATTTCGGTTGGCCTGCCCGACGCATCAGGCCACAACCATTTGTGTACGACGAACTCGACGACAGACGCGCCGAGGTGGTCCAGTTGTACGCGGAGCGCATCACACAACTCATCAAGATTCATAAACTGGGCCGCTGATGGCGAAATCAATCAGCATCCCGATTACAGGCAACGCGGCACCGCTGCGCAAAGTCCTGTCAGACACCGAAGGCCGTTTGTCCGCGTTCGGTGGTCGTGTCGGTGGCGTATTCAAAGGTCTCGCAGGTGTCGGCTCAGTCGTTGTCGGTGCGGCCGGTGCTGCCGGTGGCGCACTGGTTGCCCTCGGCTCACATTTTGACGGCCTTGAGAACACCATTGTTCGTGGCACAGGCGCGTCAGGTGACGCACTTGACGACCTGGTGCAGTCCACACAGGACGTACTAAAAACGGTGCCTGACAGCGGTGAAGTAGTCGCGCAAACCCTTGCCGACGTGAACACGTTTTTTGGGCAAACCGGCGCTGAACTTGAGGCCACCACCACCGCGTTTCTTGATTTTGCGCGTGTCACCGGCACCGACACCGCTAAAGCCATCGGCGCAGTTGACGCGGCCCTCACCCAGTTCGGTGAGGACGCATCGAACACCGACGAGGTGTTAGGCGACCTGGTGCGCATCAGCCAGGCAACCGGCGCACCAATGGACCAGTTGCTCAGCCAAATGGAAACATTCGGCCCGATTTTCGCCAACGCAGGTTTTCACCTAGAAGAAACCGGCGCAATCATGGGCATGCTCGAACAGGCAGGCGTGTCCGTTACGCGTGTCGGTCCTGCGATGAACAAGTTTTTTCGGGACGTGGCCAAAGAAGGTGGCCGCCCGCAGGACGCGCTGCAGGACACGGTTGGCGCAATCAAAAACGCTGGCAGCGAAATGGAAGCGCTCGCGATCGCCTCAGAGGCGTTCGGTGCGGAAGGTGCGCAACGCCTCACCAACGCGATACGTAGCGGCAATTTCGAAATTGAAACATTCAACGGGTTGCTAGGTGAAGGTGCAGGCGTAGTCGGGCAACAGGCCAACCAGGTTGCCACGCTGTCAGACAAATTCAACCAACTCAAAAACATGGCGTTGGTTGGGCTCGCACCGCTCGCTGAGGCCGCGTTTGATGGTGTGATGAAAGCCATTGACGCGGTGATGCCGTTCGCACAGCGCATCATGGACGCGTTCGGTGAAGGCGGTTTGCGTGGCGCGTTCGGTGAACTGAAAAGCGTTGCCGCTGACGTGTGGCCGTCAGTCAAAACTGCGTTGGTTGAGTTTATGAAGGCTGCAGGCCGGTTCATTATTGACGACGCGTTGCCGTGGATCAGCAGCAAACTGATGGAGTTGGGCCAGGCGCTGGTTGATTGGATTGGGCCACGCATTCGCCCAATGCTTGAGGCGTTAGGCGATTTCATTGCTGCGGCAGCCAACTGGTTTGTCAACGACGGCCTGCCAATGATGGTTGACAAACTGATTTTGTTGGGCAACGCGCTGGTGGACTGGATCAAACCGCGCATTGTCCCAGCGCTCACCGCGCTCGGTGAATTTGTGGTGACTATCGCTGACTGGCTACTCACCACCGCACTGCCGAAAATCGCTGAACAGTTAGCAAAACTGGGTTGGGCAATGGTCCAATGGATTTACGACCTGCTGCCCGACCTACTGGTTGGGCTCTACGAATTTCTCAAAACGATTGGCACATGGATTGCAACCGAGGCCATCCCGCAGGTGTTTGACTGGTTCAAAGGTTTGGGCCGCAAAATCATTGACGGCATCGTTGACGGCATCAAAGCGGCCGCCAGCAAGGTTGGTGATGCGCTGGCCAGCATCCCAGGCGTATCACAGGCACAAGGGCTCATTTCGGCTGTCGGCGGCATCCTGCCGTTTGCTGATGGTGGCATCGTCACCGGCCCCACGCTCGGCCTGATCGGTGAAGCAGGACCGGAGGCCGTGATCCCGCTTGACCGTATGGATGGGCTGGGCGGCCCCACATACAACATCACCGTGCAAACAGGTGTTGGTGATCCTGGCAGCATCGGGCAAACCGTCGTGGAAACAATCAAGGCATATGAGCGACGAGCAGGTAACGGCTGGCGAGCATGAGCCTGCCACTAGCCACCGCAGTCCTGTTCTACTCTGACAGTGGCGTAGCCGACCCGTTCACCCTTGACAGCGCCACCAGCGGCATCCTTGACAGCGACGTGCTTGAAGGTGTCGCACCCGTAGATATCACCTCGGCTGCGTATTCGGTGCGGATCACTCGAGGCCGCAGCCGATGGCTTGACGATTTCCAGCCTGGCGTGTGCACCGTCAGCCTCGACAACCGTGACCGTGCGTTTGATCCGCTCGGCGCAGGCACCTACAGCAGCGACATTGTGCCAGGCAAACGGTTTCGGATCACGACCGGCAGCACACCCATTTTTGATGGTGTCACCGACGACTGGAACATTGACTACACGCTCGATGACGACTCACGCGCCTACGCGATCATTTCGGACGGTTTCAGCGACCTCGGCCGCACCCTGCTCACCGAAACCAGCACCAGCAGCCAACTGTCATCTGATCGGCTTACAACGATCCTTGACCGGCCTGATGTGAATTTCCCGACCGCGTACCGTGACATTGACACAGGTGTCACCACGCTGCAGGCGGACACGATTGCTGACGGCACCGACGTAGCGACCTATGCGCAACTGATTGCACGCACCGAAGGCGGCCGCCTGTTTATGGCTGCTGACGGTGATTTGACGTTCCGCGACCGGTACGAAACCCAAACCACTGCTGGTGCACTCAAATTTGCTGACGACGGCACAGGTGTGCCGTATCAAAAAATTGCGGTGGCTGTCGGCTCCGAACTGCTTTACAACCGTGCGCTCGTGAACCGGCAAGGCGGCACGCAACAGATTGCTGACAACTCGACTAGTCAGGACACGTACGGCATCCGGACTCTTGAGTACGCCGACCTGCTATTTGACACCGATTCCGACTCGGACAATTTCGCTGAGTATTTGGTGTCCCGCTACGGCACACCTGAAGTGAGGTTTAGTGACCTTGAGGTAAACCTCCATGCGTTGGACGGCACACAGGCAGGCAACGTCGTCGCGCTTGACCTCGGCGCAGTCATCCAAGTGGTTTACAGCCCGCCAGGTGGCGGCACCGCAATTGACCAATACGCGGTTGTTGACCGGATCGCTCACGAAATCGGCCCTGAACGGCACATGATCCGTTTTGGCCTGTCTAAAACTGTTCAAGCGTTTACACTTGATGACAGCGAGTTTGGCAAACTCGACGGTGACGCACCACTCGGCTACTAGGAGAACTGATGGCAGAAGGTTACAAAGATTGGTCAGCAGGCGACATTTTGACTGCCGCTGATTTGGAGGATTACACGGTGAAACAGTCGGTGATGCGGTTTGCTGATTCGTCGGCGCGCACTACTGCGCTGTCAGGTGTTTTGGCTGAGGGCATGATGTCGTATCTCAAAGACACTGACACGGTGGAGGTGTACGACGGGTCCGCATGGGCCGCAGTCGGTGGCGGCAAGATTTTGCAGGTTGTGTCCACCACCAAAACCGACACGTTTTCGGCAAGTATCACCGCAGGGTCGTCGTCGGCTGTCACCGGTCTGACCGTCAATATTGCGCCGTCGTCAACGTCGAACAAGGTGCTGATTCAGGTTATGCTGTCCGGTGCTGTTAGCGTATCCGACCGTGCAGGTGTGATTTTGACTCGTGGCGGTTCGGCTATCTCCGGTGCGATCGCAGGCGCAGCCGGTTCCCGTGCCCGAGTGACAGGCGGCATAACGGATCGTGAGTTTGACCCGAATACCTCCACGTTTGTGTATCTGGATTCTCCGGCTAGCACATCCACGCTCACCTATGGCGTGAGCCTGCAATCCGTGGCCACTCGCACCCATTACGTCAACCGAGGTCAGGACGACACTGACTCCACTGACCGGTTTCGTGCCGTGTCCACGATCACTGTTATGGAGGTGTCAGCATGATTGACTACGCCGCCGTTTTGACCGCCAACTATCCCGAATCTGCGTGGACGTTGGACGGGGACACTTACGACGGTTTGACATGGCTGTCTGATACGCCGAAGCCAACGCAGGCCGAGTTGGATGCGGCATGGCCCGCAGTCCAACAGCAAAAGGCACAGGCCGAGGTTGACCGGCAACGGCATGCCGCCTATGTCGCAGAATCCGACCCGCTGTTTTTCCAATGGCAACGCGGTGAAGCCACCGAGCAGCAGTGGCGTGACAAAGTGGCCGAAATTCAAGCCAGGTACCCTGATCCTGCCTAATCATGTGGGACCGCAGCCGTGCGGCATGGGAACAGGCCCCAAACACTGTTGAGGCGCACACCAACAGCGGCGCTGTCCAATGGGCCCGCGTTGAGCGGCTAGTAATCCATTACACGGCAGACCGGCACGCCAACCCTGACACTGCCGCCTATCTAAGGGCCATGCAGGCCAGTTACGTGCGCAGCCGAGGGTATTCACTCGGATACAGCGTCGCTGTAGATCAAGCAGGTGTGTCGTGGGAAATACGCGGCACCGAATACCAGCCAGCCGCAAACCGTGGCCACAACGCCACCACCTGGGTAATCCTGTGCCTGATCGACTGGCAAAACCCTGCACCACAACCAATGGTTGACGAGGTACGCAACCTTGTCGCATGGGCACGCACACAAGCAGGCCGACAACTGCCCGTCATCGGTCACCGCGACCTAGCCGCAACCCGCTGCCCAGGTGACGGCCTTTACAGCCAAATTCAGGCTGGCGTGTTCGAACCGCGCACACCGTGGCCATCCACACCTGATCCTGCACCACAGCCGCAACCCATCACCGACGAGGAACCCAACATGCGCATAGTCAGCCCGCCAGTACGCGCCTACGACAGCCGCAACACGGCTGCACACGGTCGAGGTGAAACTCGAGCAGTGCCGCTCGGTGATTATCGCGCCGCGTTCGTCAACGTCACCGTGGTGGACCCGTCCGGTAGCGGCTACCTCACCGTATGGGGTGACGGCCACACACCACCAAATGTGTCAAATGTCAACTACAGTCATGGCATCAACATCGCAAACAGTGCATGGGTGCCAGTACGGACTGACGGCACCGTCCAGGTCTACACCTCAAGCCCATGCCACGTACTGATTGATATTCAGGCAGGCATCACATGAGCAAAAACTCAATAACCGTTGTCAACGTGCCCAAAGCCGTCATTGCGTTAGTCGCGTTGGTCTGCGTCACAGTTTTGGGTGCGCTCAGCGTTCTTGAATCTGACGCGGTGCTGGCGATCATTTCCAGCGTTGTCGGTTACGCCATCGGCAATGGTGTCGCAGCCCGCAGCGGGCAGGCCGTTGACCCGATTATTGGGCAACGCAAAACCGAAAACTGAACCAGCCAGGAGGGAACATGGGATTAGCCGACGACCTCGCCAACGTCAACATTCAACGCTGCTCATTCGGCCGGTGGCTTGACCAAGCCGACGACACCGACCGGACAGCCGTACTGGACTACATCGAACAGATACGCGAAAAACGGCTACTGAACCCTCGAGGGCAGGGCCCATCCATTCAAAAACTGGTGGACACGTTGAACAACAATGGTGTCGCGCTCGGTGTGCGTGTCACACAAATTCACGTCAACGGATCATGCAGGTGTGAAACATGACGATTGCTGACGGATTGTCCGACGAGGGCCGCCAGCAGGCCGAACTGCTTGAAGAAACGGTGCGGGAACTGCAGGCCCGCCTAAAAGACCAGGACGAACTACGCAAACGCCTTGAGCGTGAACTCGGTGTGCTGTCCAACATCGGCACGCGCGATCAGCCACCCAAATGGTTGAAAACACCACCGAAATCAAAAACGAAACACACGGCCACACCCTGGCTGCTGCTATCCGACCTGCACCTCGATGAAGTGGTCAACCCTGCCGAGGTGCACAACGTCAACGCCTACAACCGTGACATAGCCAAACTCAGGCTGTACGAAACCGCACGCCGATTCGTCAACGTCACCCGCGACTACTGGACCGGCCTCAACTACGACGGTGCCGTAGTGGCGTTGGGTGGCGACATGTTCAGCGGTGACATTCATGAGGAACTGACAGCCACCAACGAGGACACGGTGCTCGGCAGCCTCGACTACTGGATAGATCACCTAGCAGCCGTCCTCGCGATGCTGGCTGACGAATACGGCCGCCTGCACGTGCCCGTTGTTGTCGGGAACCACGGCCGACGCACTCGCAAACCGCGTTCAAAACTGCGTGCCCGCGACAATTTTGACTGGTTCCTCGGCCGAGCGCTCGCACGCATATTTGCCGACGATGACCGGATCACGTTTGACGTATCCGAGGCCGCTGACTGCCTCATACCGTCCTACGGGCACACAGTGCTGCTCACACACGGTGACCAGGCTCGAGGTGGTGGCGGCATCGGCGGTATCTGGCCGCCAATCATGCGGCTTGATGCACGCAAACGGCAACGGCAGGCCGCGTTTGAAATGCCTTATGACCTGATGATCATGGGCCACTGGCATCAACTGGTGTTTGGCCCGTCGTTTGTCGTGAACGGCAGCCTGAAAGGGTATGACGAATACGCGATGACCGAAAATTTTGGTTTTGAACCTCCCGCGCAGGCTTGCTGGCTGATGACACCTGAGCACGGCAAAACGTGGACCGCTCCGCTGTTGCCCACGGATAGGGCTGCTGAAGGCTGGTGATCAGCGCGGCGCGTTATCTGTTGCGCGGCTGGTTGCTGCGCATTGTTGACAACCTGGTTGCGTGGCGGCTGAATCAGTTGCGCAACAAAATCAGGTCTTGACAGCCACGTAGGAATCGTGTCTAATCGTCCGGTGAGCAACACGGCTCACAGTCTGGAGGGACACAATGAACAGCAATCAGCACAAATTTGCGTTACAGCAAGCCATCAACCTTGAACTCAGGTGGATTGACAGTGGCCGCATCCCCGCGGTGATGGACCAGTACGACGCACAAAATTTCAGCAAGCAATTTGGCGTTGCACCTGCGGGCCGTTGGATTTGGGGATACTGCGGCAAAATCAGCCGTTTTGAACTGGCCCACCACGTCACCACACACGCGGTGCGCTGATGCGTCACTCAGCCTGGTTTGTTACCGCGCTCGGCGTTGGCAGTTTTGCCGGCTTGTGCCTCGGCATTGGCGGCAACGACTACGAACACGCCGAAGCAAGACCGCCCGTACCGGTCACCTTTTACGCTCCTCCCCCTGAGCAGCCGGTACGGGCCCCACACACCACCACAGGAGCCATCCGCGTTGAAGGCAGGGTGAACGGTCCGGAGCGGAAACCTCCTGGCCCTGTGGCTGGTAATAGGACCACCACGACCGTTCCCGATGACGCACGGTGCCCTGCGTGGTGGTCCACACTCGCCATAGCGTTTCCCGCCGACCAGTTGCGGAACGCTGACCGTGTGATTTGGGCAGAATCACGTTGCCAACCTGACGCGCACCGCACGACCTCGGGCCGTGTCGGATCAGGTGACCACGGTTTGTTTCAAATCAACATGGTGCATTTGCCGATGCTCGAGGAGTACGGCATCACCGCACATGACCTGTTCGTGCCAGGGCAAAACGTGGTGGCCGCATGGATCATCTACCAGCAGGCCGAAGGCTGGTGGGGATGCGGCTGGAAACCGTGGTACATGAGCATTGACCCTGCCGAACTGTGCGCATGATCCGTGACGACATTGACATTGACCTGCACGGCCGTGCCGCAGGCTACAAACAGCACGGCTGCCGCTGCATCGTGTGTCGCGCCTGGAACAGCGCCTACCAACGCCAATACCGTGACCGCAGACGCACCGCACGCGACCTGGCACCACTCCAAACATGGTCACGCAGCGCAGACCTCGACTGGACCAAACAGGCGGCCTGCGTCGATCAGCCAACCCGCCTATGGTTCGCAGGCGACGGCCGCAACCCGAACACAAAAAACGCTAAAGCCGCGCTAGCGATCTGCGACGGCTGCCCAGTATCTGACGCGTGCCTCGAGTACGCGTTAGAAATGCCACCACCGTGGCACGGCATTTTTGGTGGCATGAC